TTAGATTTTAACTGAATGTGTCTGCTGGTGTTCCAACTACTGTTAGCGCCCAAGTGTCAGTCTGTGCTCCTGGAGCACCGCCACCAACTGTTGGGTAAACAGGCAATACGTTGCAAGCAAAGACTGCGCCTGTAACTGCTGTTAGTGATACTGCAAGTGTGGTGTTTGGATTTGCATCAGCTGCAGCCCACATTGCTTCAAATAGTGATGATGTTGCACCCCAGTCAGCAAGCAACTCTACGTTAAGAGTCCATTGATCGTCTGTGTGCTTATAAGCCTTGCCATCGAGAGTCTGGTAGACGTCGATTGTTGGGCTGTTCACGAGAGTCACGCTAGTTGTCTGAGCATCGTAATTAGTCGTTGCGATGGTTAGAACGAGGTCGCGACCCGTAATGACTGTTGTTGGCATTATTGGTTCTCCTTATGCTGTCTGCGTATACCAGGTGGATACGCGTATGTCCGCGACTAGCAAGTTACTAGCGCCTACTTGTGTGACTGTTGGTCGATCAACTACCTGGAGATCGTATCCAGCCGGTATGACCGCCACAACGCTTGTTATGAGTTGTTCTATGTTATCAAGTGATGCTGGATTGCTGTTATAAGCAACGCAACAAGTAATCGTGTAATTTAACTTGCATCGAAAGGTGCTCTTGCCAATAGTCTCAAACTCCATGTATGGAGAATCCGGAACGACGACTACTGCAGGGACTGGCACTTGCTCAGGAACGTAACTAAATACGTTCGCTGAAACTCCAGATAATGCTGTTGCAAGAGGAGTACGAACCGCTGAAAGAATTGTGCTCGGCATTATTGAGCCATTGTTTCAACATCGATGTATGGCCCTAGGAGGCCCACGACCCGGTTAAATAATGAACGCCCCATCCTGTATGGCGACGGCGCAAAATCGATTCCTTCGATTTGTCCGCCTGGAGCAGTACGAGATTGGAATACTTCAACTGAAACTACGATGATTGCTGATTCGACCGCTGCAACTCCAACATACGTTGAAGCGCCTGTAAGTGTTGCGGATCCGCTAGGAATGACATTTCGTTCGAGAACATCGGCATTAGTGATGTTTGCTGTAAATGTGTACGCATCGACATCAGCATTGACTGTTCGAGTGCCGTTAAATGGAGATCCGCATCCTGCGATGACAACTGATTGTCCTTCGGTGAACTCATGGATTCCTACTGTCTGAAAGGTTGCGACATTATCTGTCAGCGAAACCTTTTCGATTGGTGCTGCAAAAGTTGTAAGTAGAGGCAAGATAACTGCCTCAGATGTATCGATAATGTCATCGAGGTAAGCATCGTTGTAAAGAGCAGACGAAACACCAAGCACCGTTCTCAACTGTGCAGCTGTGATAATACTTGGCATTTCGTCCTCTCTAAACGACTGGCGGGGAGATCGGGAGCAACCCCCCCGCCATGATTAATTAAGCGTTCTGATTTAGTGTGAACGCACCGCCAGCAGTCAAAGTAACTGCTGAGCCATAGCCGTAATAGCCAACTTCAACCTGACCTGTACCAACAATGTTAGTACGGAGTTGTAGTGGACCGGCACCTTCGTACCATGTAAACGCTTCGCGGTTTACCATGATGATTGAATCATCGCCTGTACCTGAGATGTATGGATCTACAAATACTGGAAGTCCCATTACTGAACCAACTGCGTTACCTGGCTCAACTACGCCAAGTCCGTTTGATGAGTTACCAGCAACGTTGAATAGTGGACGCTTTGAAGAATCTGTCAAAGCGATCAAAGCAGCCCATTGATCTGGAGTTACGATAATTCCAGTTGGGAAGCGCTTTGTTGCGTTGTAGATTGATGCAGCGCCGCGTGAGATGTAACCAGCAAACTCATCTCCATCGAATGGAAGTGTGATTACTGTTGAGTCAAGTGTTCCAGCCTGTAGTGCTGTAACCATTGCAGTATCTGTTGCCTTTGCGTATGCGTTAGCCATTAGGCGAACCAACTCGTCAAAGAATGCTGGTGATGTGCGGTCAAGAACCTCAACATCGAACTTCTGCATTCCCGCGTACTTGGCGACTGAGCAAGAAACATACTCGATCTCTGTCTGAGTATCTGAGAATGCACCCTTTTCAGCAGCAGCAGCTACTGTTGGAGCAGTCTTTACGCGAGGGATTTCAAAAGTCATTCCCGCAGCAGGCAAGACAGCATTACGAACTGCTGAAATTGCAGGACGGATGTTTGTTGTCTTTGGATCCCAAATTGTTGTTAGTTGAGGAGTTGGTACAAGACCAGCAACCTCAGTTGTTGTTGTATCTGATGCAGCAGCAACATACAACTTAGATGTCTCATCGCCCATTGCTGCGCGAACTGAGTGCTCTAGGTATGAACCTGCTGAAACGATTGGTGTACGAACGCGCTGAGAGTTAAGCGGATGTGTTGTCGCCTTAACTTCAACCTTAGCAGCTTCAACCGTCTCGGTTGATACTGCCTCTGAAACGGTTTCTGACACTAGGTCATCTCCTTCGGTCTTAGGATCCTCGATCTGAGGCTCCGGGGTTGATTCGGTTGCAGCTGTGCCAGGGTTCTCGGCTGCTGCTACCTTTTCCACTTCTGCACCTGGGATTGCTCCATCAGTTACGAGTGAAACTTCAATTAGGTTAGATGCTGAGATAGCCATAACGCCATCCTTGTTGTCCCAAGCATCTACCTCTACGCCAACGCTGAAATCTGAACGAAGTCCAGTTGCAGCCTCCTCCAAAGCATCATTACCAGCAGTTGTCTTAGCGATCTTGAATGAGGCTGTGATGCCTGTGTCATCCTGAGACCATTCGACTAACTTGCCAAGTGGCTTTGTGCGGTTGTGTTCTAAAACTAATTTAGTGTTCTTGCCAAAGTTAATTGAGTTAGGCAAAAACTTTGTGCGACCGGCTGAGGTATTGCCTTCAGCATCCCATTGCACAATACGACCTGCGATAATGCGTGACTCAACATCTGATGCAGTAATGCTAACTGGCATTGTTATTTTCATGATAACAAGTCCTCCTGTTGTCTGATTTCATCAACGCTCATCGCGCCAATTCTGTTTAGGATCTCGTAAACCTGTGCGCGCTCCAAAGGATTGCCACGCAAGAAGTCGTCTAACGCATAACGTACTTCGTTGCCTTGACCCACGAAATCCGCCATTGAGATTCGTTGTTCGATCGCAGTCAAGATTGGACGTAATGAGAAATCAACTAATGATCTACGCTCTGAGATTGCGTTTGAGTAAGTCATCGAAGTTGTTTCAGCAGATGCAAAGTAAGCCGGTAATCCAGCAGCACGACATAACTCTAAAGCAACGTACTGACGTGCTTCGTTGAGTTGTAGTTTGTTTGGATCAATTCCCATAGCCTGCAATTCCACATCGGCATTCAGGAATGCTGTGCTCCGAGTTGTGCGGGCTACGCGCCAGGCTTCAAGCAGTTTGCCAATACGCTCGCTAGTAAGGTTTGTTCCGTTTGACTTTAGAACCATCATAGGTACTGGTTCTTTAGCAAATGCTTCTGATGCGTTTTCTAATGCAACCGCAGCTCTAATTGTGCGACCTGCGCGAGATAAGAAACCTTCATCTAAACCGTTAAACACGACAAGCGATGAAACGCCCATCGATGGAACTGCAACGCCATCAACCATGTAACCGATGATCTCGGTTTGGTTTGCGTTTGTGTTAAATGTAACGCGATCTGGTGAAACGCGTGTCCACTCTTGGATTCGTCCATCAGCATACATAGACATTACTTGTCCATACGCCACGCCATGAAATAGGAGATCCTCAGCGATGTAAGAATAGATAGATGATCCGGGAACGCGTGAATCTGGTTGGTTAATTACGCGGTTGGGTTCAACTCGTACCCCGGAAGATTTAATTCTTTGCTCTAATGGCAAAGATGCAACAGTTGAGCAGATGATGTTGCGCGCTCTTGCAATAGTTGGAACTGCCATCGCTTGCTGGCGACTTGCAGAAGCCAGAGGATAGAAATAGTTTTGGACTGAGTTATTGAAAGGTGCTGGAGTCGCAGCTGCATCAACCGTCATGGTCTGAGGTTGAGGAGCCTTTGCGAATAAGTCTCTGATAGCCATTAGCACAAAATTATAGCATAATCAACCCAACACGATGTCCACTTCTGAGTCAGGTCGTGTCGCAAAGTGACTAACCATTGCCATTCCAACTGTTGCGCAAATTGTGGCACCGCTGGCTTTTCGTCCAAGGTACCAACCCCCATCCTTAAATGGCAGCTTGACAGCAGATAAGACTTGCTTGTTTAACTCTGCTTGGTTTGTGTGAACTAATCGCTGGGAGGTAATTGCCGACAACATTTCGTCACAAGCCTGACCATAGATCGCGCCATCGATGGCAGTTGTTGGAATACCTGCCGGAATCAATCGAGAAGCAACTGCACCAGCCGTTTGACGACTATAAGCGACCGTCTCCACGCTGTAACGCTTCGTCCAGACAGCGATACTGTTCGCAAGGTCTTTATCATCAATCGAAACTGGATTCGAATACGTTTCCAGTAATACTACGCAGAACTTGTCCCCAACAAGTCGTTGCGCAGCAACTAATGCAGCTGCTTTTCGATCTGGGCTCAGATCAATAGCCATCCAAGTTGGTTGCTCCCGATCCAGAGCGAGCGTACCCTCATGCGCGCACTCTGTCCAACTTGACGGATTGATGGCAGGGTTAATCTGGCTTACCCATTGGCACAAAAGTTCTGTGCGAATAATAGACTCATCATCTGACATGGCAGACTTGAGATTGTCGATGTGAATTGTATGTCCAAGGGATGGATTGGCTTGTTGCCAACCCTTCATGTCATCAATTGCGCACCCTGGCTCTGCCGACCACTCAAACCAGCCGATCGGATCATCTGAACCGGCAGCAGCGGCCAAGCCCCTTTCGCGCATACGATTCAAAATTACGGAATGTTGGTCTCCAGCATTGGAATACATGATCGCTTGAGGATTCTTAGATGCCATCTGGGTAAAGCGCAAAGATGCCCACACTTCATCGTCTTTGTACTCGCGAACTTCGTCCAGGTGAATCGTGTCAGGCGCTGCGATACCGCGAGCAGCTGAGTTATTGGCTCTGACCAGGTATCGAGTGCCGTCATTGAGTTTAATCTCTTGGCTACCCTTGGTTTCGTACTTCTTTACAAACCGAGTCACAAGTTGTTCATTGGCTTGGATGATCTCATCGATTTTCCAAAAGATTTCAGATGATGTTGTGAGTTTGTGAGCCGTATGGATCTGCAAACGCTCACCCCAGAGGAACATTCCAGCCAAGATTCGAAGCTGCATGAATGTACTTTTACCATTCTGACGAGCGATTATCACCCCGACCTCATTGTGATACCACCTCCCATCAGGCTTGACTCGGTGCATTTCCATAGCCAAAAGTTTCTGCCAAGGGAGCAGTTTGAAAGTCTCACCAGTCACGGGATCAATGATTTTCTCGCAGAAGTCGATCATTTCTTGCCCACGAGAGGGTAGATCGACCGGTTTTGACCTAATACGGGGTTCTGTCGCCCCTAGGTAAGCCGTAGGAGGCTGTTCTAAGCCGTTTTGAGGGTTTGTAGTCATAGTTAGTCGGTTGTCTCCTGATAGTGGCTTATTGAGCCGTTTTTGGGGGCAAAAGATCCAA